CTACTTCTTTGATCCTTTATTTCTGGGATATCTTTGATAAAGTTACCAACATCTTGCTCTCTCAGTCTTACATCTTCAACTATATGTAAAGGCTTTACAGATTTTATTATTTCTCTCAAGGTGTGTTTTGCTCTTGTGAAAGGTGACACAAAAAAGTCAGCACAATCTATATTCATAGATTTTAACCTTTGTCCAGCTTCATATGCTTGAACTATACCCAACTCTGATAATTCTATTAGATGATCTGGTTTGTTGGTTAGGACTTGTCTTGATAAATTACTTTCAGACTGTCCATGTCTTATAAAAATAAGTTTCATTTACGTTTTCTTTTTTTGGTGCTTCTGGTAGGATTCGAACCTACGACCTATGCCTTATCAAGGCAGTGCTCTAACCAACTGAGCTACAGAAGCATATGTTTATTTATACCTTATTTTGTTCTTTTAAATATTTTATTATAAAACTATTAGCATTTCTTTCTATTATTAGAAAATCTCTTGTTATTCTAGCAAGTGCTGCCCATTCATTTTTAGTTGATTGTTCCAATTCATGAAACTTTCTTCTATCTGGGTACATAGCTTCCCATGTCATGCTTGCCAATTCCATATCTGTAAATGTCATAGTATATATTACCCCCAAATTCTAAGAATGCAATGGTATTTTTTTATTATCCACTATACACAGTATCTTCGATTCCACAATTTAGACACTTAGCATCTAAACTATAACTCCCATATTGTAAGGAAAATTCATCACAACCACAAGAACATATAATAGGTTTGGTGTTTGATGCATATATCTCTCTACCACGCCCCTCAAAATATCCATCGTTATAATAGAACATAACACTTGAGAAAAAAATAGAATCTTCTTCTTTGTACAAAATGTTATCTGGAGTGAACATTATTTGATGGGATTTGTGCCAACCCTTCAAAGTATCGTATCTTGATTTATATCTCTTGTCTATTAGAAGTAACCTTTCCTCACATTCAGGTTCTTTTATATCATAGATATCATACTTTTTATTTTTATATTCAACTGTTTTCATGTCTTTTTCAGAATTTTCATAATATCATCCATATTTGCCATTGCTCCCATTCCAACATCACCACAAAACAACTTCTTTTCAATTGGATAAGCAATATCAATACCCCAAGACTGTATTTCTGTCAAATGTTTTTGTGTAGATGGGTGTTCCCACATTTTAGTATTCATGCTAGGAGAAATTATCAATTGTTTGTTAAAATCCCATGCTCTACAAATACAAGTTAATAAGTTGTCACATATACCATTGGCTATTTTTGCCAAAGTATTAGCACTGCATGGTGCTATAATCATAGCATCTGCCCATTTCATCAGTTCTATATGTAAAACAACACTCTCATCTTTGTAGATTCTCCACTCATCTTCATCATCAAAATTATTAGACTGTATATAAAAAGGTTGATGGTATGGTCTATCAGCATTACATATTCCGTAGTAGAAAGGATCAAAATTCTTAGAAGATTCTGTTAAAACAAATTTAACATGATGAATGTCATTATATTCATCTTTGAATTTGTGAATGACTGTAGATGCAACACTACCTGTTAAGCCGTGTAAAATATTCATAATTCTAACTAATGGCTACTATTAAACATATAACTATTGCTATTACAAATACCCAACAAATCCACCATCCTAAAAGGAGCAGTCCCAATAGTTTCAAAACTATACAAATAACTAATAGTATGCAAAATAGTATTGCAAACAACAAAGAAAATAATCCATCGAAATTAAACATATATTTTACGGGAATGTGGTTGTGGTATCATAATGTTTTTCTAAAATAAAGGTGACTAATTCTGAGACGCTATCAACTTGAGAGAATTTCATTTGTTTATCAAAAACAAGTCTTGATGTTATTCCCTTTTTAATTTCAAACAAATCATTATAAACAACATAATCCGCTCCCCCATTCAAAACCTTTTGAACAGAATCATGAACCTCTTTATAGTCAGGATCAACTAATAATTTGAATCCTATTATTGTGGAGAGTGGGCAAGCCTTTCGGAGTTCTTGTAAAACTTTAGTAGACTTTTTAAGCTTTAAGGTTATTTCATCACTATCACTTGATATTTTACCATTAACTTTTTCAACAGTGTAGTCAGAAACAGCAGCAACGCTTATTATTATATCTGGTTTATTTTTTTGTGCAAATGGTACAACATTCAAATATTCATAGTAATCTTTATATACATAGATTCCAGAATCTATTCTACCATTGTAACATGAGATTTCTAATTTAGGTGGAATTACACTATTTTTTGATTTCCAAAATAAAACATCTATATTCCTAGAATCAAATTCATCAGCAATTTCAGCACCATATCTTCCTGTGCTCATATTGCCTATGAACCTTACATCATCAATAGGAACATTTGTTCCTCCACTTGTTATTAAAACTCTAGTATTCATAATGAAAGTAATTTGGGATATCTGTGCAATTTTTCTAAAATGCCTATCAATTCAAGAGTAGGGTCTTCAAGGTATTTGGGTCTAGTTTCTCTGGTTTGCCATGCACTCCATCCTGTTGATGGGTCATAAGAGTTGTTCCATCTCTCTAAATGAAGCATGGTTGTAGAATGCCCTGGGATATCCGGTCTAAACTTTTCTGGTGGCAACACTGGAACAAGATATCCTATATTCTGTCCAGTGGTAACAATATCTCCCTCTTTCAAAGTGGATGACAACTCCCCATACACATAGTAACCATCTTCATCTTTGATAAGAAGAGCATCAGTTTCTAACCACCACGGATTGTTTACTGATGGTCCTGTGAATCTTTGATTTGATACTACAACTCCTGGTCTAATAGCATTAACAACATCCCCTGGTTTTCCATATAAATCTACACCCTCATGAAAATTATACTTTCTTGCACATCCAAATGATCCTGGATGTGCATTTATAGGTATACCTCTTACCAATTCTAAGTTTACTGGAAACCATTTTCTCATACACACCTATCATACATGGCTTTTGCACCACTTGCAACAAGTATTTTTTCACTGTCAGACAACTCTAGGGAATTCACATACTCATCAATACAATCATGAACTGATGCACCTTTGAATTGATTCGAACCTGTATCACTTTCTTGAGGAGAGTCTGTTTGTTTGGTTTTTACTGGCATGGTTGTTTTCACAGACAGTGCCTTTAATCTTTCAAATTTAAGCATGGTGCTATTAAAATCATCTGGATTTTCAAGCTCTACACATATGAAATTATTTTCGACTTTATGCAAGTCTTTGTCATCTCTTATGTATTCAAATCTAGGACTTTTATCATTATGAATTTTTTCAACATGTAAAGTTTCTGTGTCTAAAATATATACAAATTTGTCCTCATCACACTCTCCCCAATTCAATTGATATGGACTTCCTAGATATCTAAAAGGCTTTCCACCATACTGTCTAATTTGAGGTTTATGATAGTGACCACTAAAGGCACACTCACACTTGTTCATAAGATCAGAAACTTTGATACCATGAGTTGATATTTTTCCAGCAGACATCTCAAAACTCTGTGCATCCCAGTGTCCTATAACAACTTTTGAATCTGGAATATCTTCCACTTTTGTGCCCCATGGACAGAGAGTTACCCCATCAAAAGTTGTTATGTTGTCTATAACATGCACATTTTTACGCTTTTTGAATATGGAAAGAGAAGTAACACTTGAATTATTCAAGAATAGTGCATCATGATTGCCAACAGTAATGAAAACTGTCATATCACTAAACACATCCAAGAATCTGTGTCCAACATCCAAAGTTTGCAAGGTTATATAGCTTCTGTTATGAAAGAAATCTCCTGCTATTATTAGAGTGGATATATCTCTCTCTTCCATATTCTCCTTTAGCCACTTAGCAAATTCAAGAGCAATGGTATGAAACTTGTCATTATCTTTATTGTTTCCAATGTGTAAATCGGATATTAGACAAACTTTTTTTGGTATGCTCATGGTTACTCCTCAAATACAACATCACTCTCATCACTTTCAATGAATTTAGGTCTTCTAACATTTCTAAAAGTCTCGCTAGCATATAATTTTTCCCATGTTTCTGTTTGGAAATTTCTTTTTGTATCTTCTGCTAGTTTTTCTTTTTTAATTCTGTTTAGGTAGGAGTGACTTGTTATTCTTGAAAAATATCCAAATGGATTAGCCTTGAATTTTATATACTTTTTGCTATTTTCTTCAAAAAAAGTATCAGAATCCTCTTTAGGTTTTTTCTGTGCTTGTTCTTTTTTGTCTATATAGCTTATAAATTCTTGACCATTCTCATTTGTCTCTGATAGTATCTCTGCAATAGTATAGCACTTGAACGAACAGTCTCTTATTGCCTTAGCCATTTTTAACACAGAATCTCCCACCATCTCATCAATCCAAGAGTATCCACAAAAGTTTGAACGATAACCCATTTTAGTAGCAATGTCGTTTATTATGCCTGTTAGTTTATCTGATATGTTTGGAAAAAGAGTTCTATCAATAACCTTTTGATTCTCCCAATCATATCCCTTTCCTAAACTAACATAATAGTTGAATAATTCGTTCCACATTTCATCTTTACTAACATAGTCTTCGCTTTCTTTCTGCTCTTTTGTTCTGCGTATTCTTTTTTTAGGTTTTTCATCAAGAATCTCAAAGGACTCTTCAATAACATCTTCTATTTCTTCATCTTCTTCGTTGTATTTTTCCCACATACTAAATTGTTAGTTTTGTTATCTTATAAGCAGTTTTTTGCTTTTTGTATATTTCTATTCTTTCCTTGAGATGGCTCCAAGAATACTCAAGATTATCTGCTATATCAAATATAACAGCTTTTTCTTTACTAGAATGTTTTCTAACAGTTCTTCCTATTGTTTGAACTGTTTTAACTCCTCCCTTTCCCATGTATGCAAATATTGCATAATGAAGATTTTTTATGGATACTCCAGTTGAAAAACACTTGCTCATTGCAAGACATACTATACCATCTTCATTGTCCATAGTGTTTTGGATAGCAATTCTTTCATCTGCTGGTGTATCTCCGGTAATTTCTAAAATCTTTTTACTTGTGTCTTTTAACACATCTCTCAAAATGTCTATATATGCTCTTCTATCCACAACTATCAATACATTACCCCTTAGTTTTGCTGCTATTGTTTTTATAACATCATTTCTTTTAGACAAATTTATAACATAATTCACCTCATGCTCATATGCTTCTGTGGGGCTATTTCCTCTGGGGAATTTCGGTTTAACAGGGTGTTTTATTACAATTATATTAATTTCAACCTCTGAAATGGTTCCTTGCTTACGTAATTCATAAGAGGTCTTTTCATACAATATAGGACCAACCTTTCCAATCACATTCCATGCACCCATGATACTATCAGGAAGAGTTGCTGTTAGTCCGAATTTTTTAGATGTTGTTATGTTATGAATAACCTTACTAATTTTATTTTTCTTTTCATTAATAGTATGAACTTCATCTATAATAACAACATCAAAATCTTTAACAACTTTTATAGTTTGCTTAACATCAGATATAAGAATCTGATTATTAGCTATTATAATATTCTTACTCTTATCAGGAAGATATCCATCACCCCATCTAGTAACACAATTTATTCCAAATTCATCAATGAAAGAGTTGTATAGCTGATGTAAGAGGGATACATTAGGAACACAAATAAGAATTTTGTAATTTGGATAGTGATCTAAAAACGTTTTACATAGTCCACCACATATAAGAGCCTTTCCTCCACCAGTAGCTATCATGCTTATACCTCTACCATTAGAAACAAATTCGTTTAAAGTGTCTATTTGATAGTCATAATAAGTGAATCCTTCTATAGTTGATATTTGACTTATCCCTGTAGAAGGCTTATATTGGGCTATGAATTCATCTGTAAAGGTTATACTCAACTTTGTATTTAAACTGCGTAAGAAGTGCTCTATTTCGTTCCACAAGCCTATCTGAAAGACTCCTGATGGAGTTATTGCATACAGTCTAGGCACAAATCTACTCATCTGATAAGATGGGTTTTTTATAGAGAACTTTTCTCTTATAAGTTTAAAAGTATTTGGTGAACAAGTTATGCAGCCGTTCTTATTCTTAAAATCTATTGTTATTTTTTCTGCCATTGTAAAAGACAATATTACAACTGCTCCATTTTCATCAACTCTACAAGATTTTTGAAATCAAATCCCATTTGACTAAAAATTTTATTAACGCTACTATCTAAATATTCTACCAACAATTCTTGTTCTTTAATACTCTTTTGTAATGTTTTATATTCCATCTGAGTTTCTGCTTTATTAGCAATAACAGATTTGCTTAAGTTTAAAGGGTTATCCTTTAACATCTTGTTCTGAATATAAGTGTCTTTTGCCTCTACCAAATCTATTAAATTTTTCTTGGCTTTAACCAGTCTAAAAAGCCATTTGTGTTTAGTGTTAGGACAAGATAGCTGCTTTTCCATGATATTAGTAACATCAATACTAGTATCCATTTCTATTTCCTTAGAGTATTCCTCTAATTGCATCATAGGGTCTTTCATTAGTATAGAATAAACTACACATATTACGATTTCAAGTAAATAATGTGTATGACAGAAAAATTTGATAAAATAGTAAAAATGTTTCTAGAAGATGGTATGACTGATGCAGGAGTATTAGGTTCTGATGGTCCTTATCCTACAGATGATTCTAGAACACCATTTACATTAGGAATTTATTCAAGAAAAGGTAAAGTAAAAACTAAAAAGCGTAAAAAAAAGAAGTAAATATTCTATATGAATGAAAACTCTTGGGAAAACGTACCAGAAAAAGTTGAAGATTGGTTTGGGTTTGTTTATAGAATAACTTGCATTTCTAATGGTAAAAAATATATCGGAAAGAAACAATTTTTCAGCAATACAAAAAAACCACCACTAAAAGGTAAGAAGAGAAGTAGAAGAGTTGTCAAAGAGAGTGATTGGAAAAGCTACTATGGAAGCAGCAATGATCTTAAATTAGATTTGGAAAAATACGGTAAGGAAAATTTTAAGAGAGAGATATTAGAATTATCCACATGCAAGTGGGAGAGTGCATACTTGGAACTCATGTGGCAACTCAAAGAGAGTGCTATACTAAGAGATGACTACTACAATGGCATAATAAATATTAGGCTAAATGGACCTCCAAAGGCATTAGTGGAAAAATACAAGAAAAATATATAAAACTTTTTAGTAGCTTTCGCAATGTTGTGTGTTATAGTGTGCTATGTACTATGAATTCGTTTCTATGGATAAATTCCTTTTCAGTGTGGAAAAGGAAATAGTGAATGTTTTATATGACTATTCTCTTTTAACCAAATTGGATAGAAATGTTAAAAAAATCATTTTCTATATAATGGTTAAACGTGTTGGTGATTTTATTATAAGTAACCCCTCATGCTTGTTCTACCATGATCAAAAATTATCAGAGAATCATGAACTATTCTCATACTTTGATAGGGATAAATTAACAGTTTATATTAATAAGATATGCCTAAAAATTAAAAAGGTAACAAAGCGTGTTCTTTTTATAAATGGTGTACAGAAGCTTCCAGATAGTGGATTGCTATGTGAACAAGATGGGCTTGT